AACTCTAACTCTTCCAATGCTTTGTCTAAGTCATCTTCTTGCATCATCTGTCCACCTTGACCCATTGAATATTTGTTTTTTACAAAATCATAGAACTCTTTGTTCGTAAGAATAGGTAACCAGAACTCTTTAGTATCAGTATCTTTCAAACGATATTTCTTATCTTCTACTTCTCCAGTAGATGGATCACATTTGGAATACCATCCATTAGAGGGTTTGACCACATGCTTGGATTCAAGCGCAATGTCAAGTAGACCAGACCACTTACTAAGACCACCATCAAAAGATACGCTAACAGGTATCTTAGATTTTTCTTTAACATAGCGAGACTTCTCCACATTGATAATAAAATTATAACCAGTCAATTCAGATCCATCTTTTTCTTGCTGGCGACCAAGAATAAAGATGTTGTCAGCTGAATAATAAGAACCAGTACCACCACCAACGATGTCCTTTGGATATAATCCAATCTCTTTATATGTATGATTTACTACAACAAGAGGAATATCTTTCATTGATAGATGAGGTGTAACCATACGGAACAAAGACTTCATCTGCTTTGCACGACTCATGTCAGCAACTGCCTTCATGTCTAGTGCATCTTCTACTTCTTTCTTGGAAGCGAGGTTTCCGATTGAGTCGATGACGATGATGAGGTGGTCACCTCTTTCGATGGTTGACAATTGTTGCATGATGTCGAACTTGAGTTGTTCAACATCTGTAACAGGAGTATGGAGCACCCGCTTAGTATCAATACCAAAGGTATCAAAATAACTTTGCGGAGTACCAAACTCAGAATCATAAAACAGTAACGCTGCATCTTCATACTTGTCCAAATAAGATTTTGCCATGAGCAAACTGAAGGCTGTCTTGAAGTGTTTACTTGGACCAGCCCACATTGTCAATCCTGGAGTAAGACCACCATCAAGACGACCAGACAAAGCCACATTGATGATTGGAACTGAAGTAGGAATCATATCCTTCTTTACGAAGAACTTTGATACATTAAGAACTGCGGAGTCTTTAATGGTTGAGTTCTTTTTAATTTTATCTAGTATGCTCATATTAACCTTTCAGGAATTCTAACAATTTTTCTTCTGTGACTAAACCAATTTGTCGTCTAATTTCTTTACCAGTGTCATCAACTAAAACCATAGTTGGAACAGATCGAACTTTATATTCTTGCGCCATCATCATTTCATTATCGATATTGTATTGTTCAATTGGAATATCGATTTTATCTTTGGCACCATTGATTACCATTGTAAGTCCTTTGCATGGACCACACCACTCGGCATAAAATTTTAACAACTTCATTTATATCTCCTATTATACAGTAAGTTTTGTTGCAAGGCAACTATGGATTGTTCTTGGAATGTGGAACATCAAACACAAATGTAATACGAACTATGTCACCAACATTCTTAGTTCCGTGGGATAGTTTGTTGTTGAACCATATTAGATCTCCTGCATCAATCTTTACAGATTCTCCACCAACAGTGTAAACATATGAGCCTTGGATTGCAAGATGGTATCTGTCTCTTGTTTGGTAGTAATCCCCAATATCGATATGCTGTCCAACTTCTCCACCAATAGGTAAAGAAAGGAATCCACATCTATCAAATTTCTTAAAGTTTCGTTTTAAGAATCCTATAATTTCCGTATGTCTATTATATGCTGGAGTTTTACTAGATATTTCGCTGTCACCAACATAGTCTTCTTTTTGTGCAACAACACCAACAACTAATTGTAGTACACCTGCTTGAACTGCAGGAAATCCTTGATCATTAACAAGATCTCCTACACCTTCCATATTCTTTTGTGCACCCCAGTCCTCTGGGTATTGCTGCAATTGTTTTAGTATCTTAGAAACATTGATACCTGTTTTGATAACTCTAATGTTAGCCAAAGAAATCCTCCAGTGAACTTTCTTCTTGAGTCTTCCAACCTAGTGGTTCAATTACAATTTGTAATGCATCAAGGAATACCTTCTCAAACATCTTGTCATAATCTATGTATGATTCTAATTTAAACTCTTTTGGCAAAACCTGTGGAAATGCAATCACATCTTCTTGGAAGGGATTCGGTGTACGAACATATACAAAACGAATCTTATCTCCATCACGAATTGGTTGATACTTCTTATCTATTCCCATACGCTTACAGTGATGATTGAACAGCAATGCACCACGAACATGGATTGGTGTACCCTTTGTATAAATCGGACTGCCAGTATACTGCTTCAATCCATTCACACCTCTCGGGAAAGCAATCTCTTGAATCGGTAATTTATCAAACTCTTTTCTAAACTCCATAACATATGTATGTAGATCTTTTTGATCCCCTGCGAGGATAACTTGAAGCGAATCACGCAACTTTGTACGAATAACCGCAGGTGTAGATGACTTGACCATCTCAAGACCCATAACTTTAATCTTAGGTTTCGCAAACTGAACTCCTTCTGAGTTATGAACATTAATAATATATCGTTTCTTTGCAGTCCAGATGGCTTTGTCGGCAAGAACTTCTCGCTTCATTACCATCTTTTGACTATACGCATTCATATAATCTGATAGTTCGGTGTAACCTTGATCAATAAATGGCTGGAAAACATCTTCGCAAATCTTATCCATGTACTTGATCTTCTGCTCAGTGTTCTTACCTTCGCAAACTTTCTCAATGAGATGTTCCAGCGTAAGATAGATTGAGTCAGTGTCAATCGCAATAACGAAATCTTGACCCTCTGTCTTGAGAGTCTTGTTGAGAAATGCATTCAACTTGTTCGCCATCCAACGAATGGATAGCTGACCAGAAGTCGTAATACCCTCTGCCATTCTAATATCAAAATAACGGAAGTACTGATTACCCATCGCACCATAAGCAGAGTTAAGAGCAATCTTCATAGCCATCTGCAGGTTATTAAGACGAGAGATATCTTTCAACAGGTGAACCTTGGACTTATCGTTTTGGTATTCCTGTTCAATCCTTAACATCTGTTTCTTAAACTTGGAACGATTGATATACATCTCTTCCATCAACTCAGGCATAAACCCTTTGATGTCTTTGCGATATGTCCAACCATTTGCAGTCATGGCAAGGTCTCTTCGTTTCAGATAGTCAGTATCAATCTCTTTGTTGAGTAACTTGTCAACAGTAACTGACAACTTCTCGCTCGTTAGAGTTTCTGGACTGATGTTATACTGCATAATCAAGTGAGGATACAGACTGTTCAAGTCAAACGAAACAACCCACTTGTGCATACCAATCATTGGATCTTTTACATAAGCACCTTCGAACTGCGCATCTTTACCAGAGTATGCCTTCGCTGGAATGACGATACCTTTCTTACGCAGGTGATTGTAAATGATAGTGTCCCACATACGAACCTGAGAGTAAACATCTTCAGGATTAATCTTAGCATTGTATGCCATGGTTAGGTGCAACTCCAGCAGACGCATCTTGTCTTCGAGTTTGTCAACTAACTCCACATCGTGAATGTTATATTCAACAAAGTCTGTCCAGTAGTTTGTATAGAAATCTTTAAAGTCATTTCCTGGATTCTCTTTCTTCGCATCATCCAGTTCTTCGCCAGCAATGTAATCCAAACGATATGACTCTTGCTTTGTATATGTATATTTCTTGTAGAGTTCGAGATAGTCCAGCTGAGAGATACCTAGAATGTCGTAGTGAATCTCTTCATTACCTTTAATGAAGGTCTTTCGTTGATTGACATAACCCCATGGACTAATTTTGTTGGCAAATGTGTCACCCAACTCTCGCTGAATTCGATGAATCAAGTAAACATTATCAAAGAAGTCTGTGTTCCAACCAGTAATGATATCTGGGTAGTTGCCTTGCCACCAAATCATAAACTCTTTGAGCATGTGTTGTTCGTCACGACAGTTGACCATCGTAACATCGGCACGAGGAGACTTATACTCACCATACTTTGTTTGAGCAAAGGTAACAACCTTTTTAGACTGAAGATCCTTAATGGTGATTAGAAGAACCTCTTCATTGGCAGACTTAATGTCTGGAAATCCATTCTCAGTTTCGGTCTCAATGTCAATGGTGAATACTTTAATCTGTTCCATATCCCAGTTGACATCGTCTTCGTAGGTGTCACTGATATATTGATATGCGTAGTTGGTGTTACCATAAACAGGGAATCCCTCAACACCTTCGTATCGTTTGAGGAAGTCTCGAGTCTCACGGATACCTCCAGGTTTTATTTCATCAACGAATGTATCTTCCAGAGTTTGCCATTTTGATTCAACCTTAGAAGTGACAAAAAGCGTAGGATAGAAATCTATCTTACGCTGATATGCCCTGCCATTTTGATACCCTCTAACGAGGATCTTGTCGCCCACTGGATGGACGCTGGTGTAAAATTCCATTAAACTTGTTTTCCATACATTAGTTGCATTGCGTCAAGTGCGCAGTCGTGAACAGGATGATGTTTGATAACTTCATGTCGTTTGAAGAGAGGATGGTCTACTTCTACATAGCCATTCGTGGTTCCAAACATAATGTCAATCGCAGTTCTGACATCTCTCCATACATTATACCCTGTAATCTCTTCCAAGTCAAATTTAACAGCAAGCGAATCAATCGCCATCTGATCTAATGAACCTCTCGCCCACATAGTTTGTTTTTTTGCATTCGGAAACTTTGC